TTGAAAGCTATATAAGTCAATCAGAAAGCGCTAACATAGCAATTAACCAAGGCCAGCAAAACGCGCAAAGAGTGGGGGCTATTTAATGGAGATTCAAACTAGCAATGTTTTCGTAACTGGTGAGGCACTGCCAGAGCCAGAAGCGGAAAAGCTAACGCCGTCATCTAACGTATTCGTATTCGATAACTCAGCAGAAAACGCCGCTATTGATGCGTGTGAAGCTATTATTGGTTGGCGCTCAGTTTTGCCTGTGTCAACTATTACAGGCGATAACCAAAAGTCAGATTATCCATTTAGCAACTGCTTGGATTTTCGCGATAACACACAATACAGCCCTAATCTGGAAAATGGCTCAGTTGTTATTGAGTTTAGCCAAACCACAGCAACGACTATTGATTATTTAGGAATTGGCATTCATAACGGCGGCGCAGCTCTTTTAACTGGTCAGTTAGAAGTTGAAGTAAACGGTGTTTTTCAGGTTGTTTCTATCTTTACCGCTTTAGGTGACAACAGAACAATTGTTGAATACTTCGAGGCTGTAACATCATCTAGACAGCGATTAACACTAAACTTTAGCAACCCTTTATTTATCGGGAATATTTACCTTGGTAAGGCGTGGGTATTTGATAAAACACCATCACTAGGTTTTACTCCTGCATCAACAAACTCATTAGATCAACTTGAAGGCTTTGTGTCTGAGACAAATCAGTTTGTAATGGGGCGCACTGTTGAACGTGGATTTGGTCAAAAAGGCCAGTTCAATTTTATGGCTTGGCAAGGTGATCAATATTCATTAAATAGCATTTACAGAGAGTACATGTTTCACGTTAAAGCGGGCAAGGCTGTATTCATGAAGTGGAACAAAGACCTGAATCAAAACTTTTTTGGTAGAGCGTCAAATCCAAACTCATTACAAGCTCCTGCATATGATGGGAATAATCACGGCACATTCTATTTTGATTATCGAGGGTTTGATTAATGTCATTCGACTCTAAGAAAGATATCTACGGAGAAAGCTTATCTCATGGCGTTTCGATATTTGTTAACGCTTGCAAATACACGGTTGATGGCGCTTTTGATAAAGGTGATACAACCACAACATCAAACATAAGCGATACGTTTACAGGTGTTTTAGGTATTTCAGGCGGTGAAGCAACATTCTTCACAACGTCAAATCCTTACCTGAAAATTGAAGATGAGATAATTAAGATTACAGTAGAAAGCGATTCTTTGATTACTATCACGGAGCGCGGTGCTTTTGGCACCACGGCAGCAGCTCATGACGCTGGCACAGCGAGAGTTATTCACGGCGGCGAGGCTGACGGCTCATGCCTTGGCTATCCTCGCAGACCTGACGGTGGCGGTTGCTCCACAACTGATAGTTTCGATAGAGATGCAGAGCGAGAGTTTTTATTTATTGCAGACCAATCTTATGACGGTCAAATTTATTTTAACGGTTTATCACCAAGCGACTTAAGACACTCACCAACTGAAATTAAGCCGGGTGAGGGCATTGCAAAAAATGCTGGTTATTCTGTAACTATTACAGACAATACCGATGATGACGTTTACACAGTGCCATACGCAGAGCGCCGCACAAGCAACAGCACGCTATTTAGAAAGTTATTGGCACGTACGGGCGGGTATTTGCAGAATCGCCGTGCTGAGGTCTATACAGGCTTTAAAAACAACGGTAATTTCAGTAAAGACGAGTGCATTAAACGTGAATATGTAATTGATGATGTGTCATTGAATAAAAGCACTTTCTCAATGTCGTTAAAAGATCCACTTATGCTAGCGGAAGAAGCCAAAGCAAAAATGCCAGCGGTTAGCAGTGGTAAGCTTTTAAATGCAATTGACGATACATCAACACAAATCACAATGAAAGATTTTCTTGTTGGTGAGTATGGAAACAACACAGATATAGTCACGGTTAAAATTGATAGCGAATTAATTGATTGCACTGTGAATGATTCCGCAACAGGCGTTTTAGATATTGCCGCTCGCGCTGTTGGCGGTAGTGAGCAAAAAGATCATAGTGTTAACGCATCGGTGCAATATGTTATTGTGCTAGGCAGAGATGCAAGCGGAAATCCTGTTGAATGGAATCCAATAACAGCAATAATTAACTTTCACCAGTTATACACAAATATTCCAACTCGTTTTTACGGTGACTATACAGACGCTATTGCAAACACACCAAATGCAAATGGACTAGCCTACATTCACAAACCTGATTCTGTTAAAAGCTACTCTGAAAACATCATACAAGCTTGGGCGCAATCTAACATAGCAATGTACTTTAACGAGCGCACACAGCTTATTGATATTAAAGTTAGTGGAGACTTTGAGCAGCAGCCAATCACACTAGATTACAGCGTTGATATTAAGCAAGGCTCGCTAAGCATCAAGCCCGATTATAAAGGGCAAGTTACCAGGTCAACTATCGGATTCGCCCCGTTTGACGCAAGTAAAAAGGTTGATGATGAAAACTCATCTATTGTGTTTGAGTCAATCAACGCTTTAACAGAATTAACTGGCACGCTTGAGGCTCAATCTGACAAGGTTGTTTACACGCAGTTTTTGACTAACTCTGATACTGATGTGCAAATTGCCGTTGCTGGCGCTGCTAGAAAAGCTAACCTAAATGTTAAAGTGCCTGAGATATTTAGCTTTAAAATTGACTACTCAAAGTACGGTGCAATTACTGGCGGCAAGGTAGAGGAAGGCGAGATTATCAACGTAACGACTGATGAAGTTGTTAATGATGATGGTACGCCGCGCTCAAGAAACTTACAGATACTTAGCCTGAAAGATAATCCGAAAGAAGCAACATACACACTTAAAGCTGTTACTTACCAAGATATTATCACGGCCGAGGATTTTGATTTTGTAATCTCTGATGACAAAGAGAATTATGATTTAAGCACAGAGTTTGCACCAACAGAAGCAGGTCAGTACACAGTATTCATTCAAAGTGGTGTAACTATTGGCGCAACATCAACAGCAGTAAAAGCATTTACAACTGGCACTCAAAACGCTGGCGTGACTCTTAAATTAATCATCAGGGGCTCAATACTTGGCGCTGGTGGTAATGGCATTGCTGCACCATTTGCTTTAGCTCCAAATCCAAACGACTTGCCAGCGGTTGATATTGCACCGGGCTTAAATGGTAACGTTGGCGGCGATGCATTGGATATTACAGTAGACTGTGAGTTGGATGTATCTCAGGGCGTTGTTTATGCTGGTGGTGGCGGCTCACCTTCTACCGAATCTGTAGCTGATAGTACTGTTTCACCTGTTTACGTTAAAGGCGGTAATGGTGGTTCAGGTGGTCAAGGTTACGTAGGTGGCACAAGCGGAAATGCTGGTGTTGCAAGGGTTGAAGGCGAGGCCATTGATACTGGCTCAGTTGGTGGTGTTGGCTCAAGGTCTACTGCTGGCTCAGTTGGCGGTTTATCTGCTGGCGCTTGGGGTAGCGATTCACAAGAAAACTCAGTAAGCGGTGATAAAGGATTATCAGGCTTCGCAATACGAAGTAACGGAAATTCTGTTACAATTATAGGTGATAACGATTTAACAATTAAAGGTAGGCGCGACTAATGGCTTTACAATCTTACACAATCGCGGTTGGTAATCTGCAAGATGATACTAGCGGCAACAATTACGCAGTAAATAAAGCTGTTTATATTCTCAAGCAGGATAAAACAATACAGCCTATATTTGCAGATTTAGAAGGTAACACGCCAATAACTCAGGATGGTGTAAATAACGTTACTAATAACCGAGGTGAGTTTAGTTTCTTTGTAGAGCCTAACGATTACATTGCTCGAGTTGGTGGCATTGATAAAGCCTTTTCGGTAGTTGGCTCTGATTACTTCAATAATAAAGTTGATGACGCTGTAAACCTTATTATTGATTCTGTAGCAGGTCGCGGCGCTTACTATCCAGTTGGTAGCTTTGAGGCTGGCTTTACATACACTGACATTAATCAAGTTGGTACATTTGGTACTGCGCCGAATATCGCTTATTACGTTTACACTGGCGGGTTAACAAACATTCCGAATACTGTTCCTGCTGGAACAGATCCAACAGCAAGTAGCCTTTACGAACAAGTTTTTTACGGGGAGGCTTCCAGTGTTGAAAACCTTTCAAAATACCAACTTTCAATAAATAATAATATCAACCCTTTAGACGTTAAAGATCTGATATCTGGACAAGGTGTTGGCGGAAACTTCTTTTACTTAAATAACGCTCTTTACGCATCGACAGAAAACTTAGCTGCAAACATAGATAGCATAGACTTGTCTACAATGTCTTTGGTCGCTGGCGGGGTAACCTACTATTTATACAGGACGTTTAAAAAAGGTGATGTAAATCTGCTATCAAGCTGGATGCCTGATGGAATGATAGAGAACATTGATTGATTGCCTTATATTGAAAGAGCTTACAATTACAACTCAAATACCATAATCAATGATTTCGGTGGTGGCTTGTGGACAATGACACTTGTTGATAAGTTATTTGATGGCTCTACTAGACCAACTGGTTTGATAATGGATCAGCCAGACAAAACTATTGAGTTTGAACAGGGTGTCAAAATGACAATGGCAACTGTAACAACTGGCGGAAAATATCAAATGTTCGCTATTAGCGGGGCTGATAACTCCATCATAAACCCTCACCTTATTGGAGATAAAGACACGCACACTGTTGATGCTGGCGCTCCTACAGGTGAGGATGAACAAGGCTATGGAATACGAGTTGCTACAGGTGCGGATAATTGTAAATTAATAAACCCTGTGACGAATAAGTTTTGGGGTGATGGAATACTGTGGAGAAACGCCTCTAAAGGCGGTATTGTTAAGAATTAGTATTCTTATGACTGTAGACGTCAAGGGATGTCAATCATAGAATGCGGCGGCCTACTTGTGGACGGTATCACAGGAGAAGAGATAGGTGTTGTTAATGGTGCCGAAAATGGGCCTTGGTCAACAATTGACACTGAGCCAGACCAAAATACACAAGGTATAGTAGGTCTAGAAATTAGAAACGTTAAAGGCATAAATAACAAAGGCGTATGCTGTTTAGTTGCACTACTAAAGCTCGACGCTACAAGTCCTGATGTTGATATAACAATAAAAGGAATTGAGTCTAGAGGTTGTCTGCGAGCGTATGAACCTAGGATTGATAATAATGTTAAAGGTGTTATTAATGTGACAAATATCTTAGGTATTGATAGCAAAAACCAAGATTTTCAAACTGTTTGTCATAATGACACAGTGGCTTCGACAATTGATTCTATTGTTAGTATAAATCCAAATCGTGACGGGCTTAGCTCTAGCACATTCTCTACACCAGTTGGTATTTACAAAAACTACGCAGCAGAATCTAACGTTGGTAATATAAGAATCAAGTCATTAACAATAATTAATGACGATACATCATTAAGACACCCTGTATCATTAGTAAATACTTTTGATTCGGTTCAGTTTGGTAAAATACAGATTGATGAGATTGTACAAACTTCAGCGAACTTTATTGATGGTTCTGTCCACAACAACGCCGTTTCTGATTTTAGAACTAATTCACGAATCAGAAAATCTTTTACTGCTTCCGCAACTATTTCAAACAGCCAATGGGTTAACACTTTAGATAACACAGGTGCAACAGGTGGCAGCGCTATCTTGATTACAGTACCAGAAAGCTATGGTTATGAGGGTATGGAGTTTGAAGTAGAAAGAACAGCATCAGATGAAATTAGAGTTAAATTCGATGATGGTCTAGAAAATGATGATACTATAAGGTCTGGTAATACAGGAATAAAAGCTGCCGTCAAAAAAACAGGCGGTCAATGGTCGGTTGTTAGATGTGATGCAGGTCAATGGAATTTAAACGGCACAACTAGGCTGCATTTTGGCTTTAGCGCGGGCGGATCAACAGCAAACAGACCTTCCAATCCTATTAACTGGATGAAGTATAGTGACGTAACGCTAGGTTATGATGTTGTATATAATCCAATCGCGGCATCATGGGTTAAAGCTGATGATTACACCCAATTAGTTTAATGAGGCTTGTTATGAATATAGAAAATGTAAACGGTGGTAAGTGTGTTATTGGTGGTGACGGCGAGGTTTTAGCGGTTATTAAACGCGACGACACTGGTTTTTATTTGGATAAAAAAGAAGGGTACATTGAAGATGATGAGGTGGACAATTACATAATCGACCTAAATAAAATGATGCTCACTAAACACTCTTAATAAAAAGCCGCTTTAATTAGCGGCTTTCTTTTCTCAGCTTAATCTTATCACCCAAGCCAATGCAAAGGTAAAACATAACGGCATAAGTAAAAGGCTCGTTTAGAATATCATTCATGTAAACGTATAAGTCATTCTTCAATTCAAGCAGTGGTTTTATTCTAATCTCGGCTAAATTCTGGCTAGCTGCTATTTGCGCCAATGTATCGCCTGACGTGTAAATAAACACATAATACTTGGCGATAAGCGTAGTCATAAAATAGCCTAAACCATAAAAAGCCATGCCAAACACAATCGCACAAACAACAACCCGGCGCATTACACTCTGATTAGCTGTAGCCTTTTGGTATTCAATTAAAAAGTCAGCTTGCTCTTGTGGTGTCCATTCAACACCGGCGGCGCGCTCAGCTATCTTTAAAACAACATCACCTGCCTTTTCTGTTGCGAATAAGCTTGCGCCCCACTTTAACATTCCGACTAGCCAGCTCATAATTTATACTCCAAAATCAAAATTAAGTTTAAAAACAGAGAATAAATAAAAGCTACAGCCCAATAAAATCTATGAGTACGAAGCTTGTAAATCATGCGAGCTTTACCGAAATTACTAGAAGGCAATCTAGGCTGATACTCTTGCATATCTTCTTGACTGTCTGTTATGTCGCTCATTTGTATTCATCCTTGCGCATTTGCTCGGCAAGATCTAATGCTCTATTACCAACTTGCACAGCCCACTTGCTATTAAGCATTTCTTTAGCTGCACCGTGATAGTCTGCAACCTGCAAGCAGTTAAGCATATTAACGAAAGTTTTTAGGCCACCGATACCCATGTTAAAAGCCATGTTAACTAATACGTTTTTACGGCAATCAGAAAGGCGATTATAAACAGGAATGTTTAATTCAAGCTTACGTACAAACTCATCAATATCATTATTAAGCATCATGCGAGCTTCACCTTGCGTTATTCCCTTATCTTCAAGGTTTCGCCCTATACCAATAGTCCACTTGCCTACAGTGTCCTTATAGGGCTTTAAACGCAACCCTTCATGCACTTCTAATTGCTCAACTAGTTTTTGCTTGTTCATTTCTATCACTCCAATTAGGAAACTTACCAGACTCCTTACAAGTCTGTAAGTCTTTCTCTGCTTCACCTGTTACAGTTAAACCTTTAGCTTCCATCAATCGCTTTAACCCGCTTGATGTTGGCTTACCTTTATTCTGTTTGCTATCTGTCATAATGCTACCATCTAATTATTTATTAAATGATAGCATTGATTTAAGTGTTATCTGGTCTGATGAGTTAAAAGTCACCAAATTCTCGCTTTTCTTTTTCTGCTTGTTCTTTTGATATAATTCCATGACTATGCAGATCATCAATTAACTTTACAACAAACTCATGTAACCCATTTGCAAACCAATATGGATTAATCATAGCCAATGGCATGAAAAGAAAACACAAAAACAAAAATAAAAAAGCCTTAATAAGGTAATAACTGCTAATTAAATAATACATAAGAAACCTATTTATTTATTGAGTAAATGTTTTTGTATCTGTATTCAAGTCCACCAGTTATAGAGGCTGTTTCTTCGCGAGCTAAATACCCCCTATCCTTAAGAGATTTAAGGCGCGTGCTTATGGTGTTTACATTTACTTTTAGATACTTAGCTATTGCACCACTTGTTACATAGCCAATAGAGATGCAAGTAAAAATATCTTCGTCACCTTTTGATATAGAAAGCTCTTTTATTCGTTTTCTTGTGTCGCAATCCATCATTGCAACCCTGATATCAATATCATTCATAAATCACCTATAGCGCCCGAAGGCGCGTTAATTAAATTAAAATGGTATAGAGTCGCTATACTCATTGTTCATTTGTGGCGCTTGCTGCTGTGGTGCTTGCTGATGACCATATCCGCCACTCTGCTGCGCGTTACCTTGCTGCGGTCTTTGCTGTTGCTGTGGGGCGTTATAGCCGCTTTGCTGTTGATTGTTAGATTGTTGGCTTTGATTATTCCCGCCGATTAAATCAATACTATCAACATTCACCGCAATAGCTGCACCTTTACCATTTTGACCTTCCCACTCTTGAAGCTCTAATTCACCGCTTACAGCAACCTGAGCGCCTTTAACTAGGTATTGCGATAGATTGCTCTCTGCACGCTTACCAAACAGCGCACAGCGCACCCACGTCGTTTTGGCTCGCTCACCGTAACCTGACTTAACCGCTACGCTAAATGATAAGACAGCCGTACCCGATGCAGTGTACTTAACTTCGCTGTCTTGACCTAAATTACCTGTAAATAAAAATTTATTCATTATCTAACCTTATTAATAGTTGATTGTTAATTTTGGTAGCTGACCTTTTGCAGCCAATTTAATTACTGTTTTACCATCTTGCTCGCTAATACCGTTTTGCATAAGCACAGCAAGAATTGAGTTATTTACACCAGCCATATAAGCCGTGTTAGCTTCACGCTGTTTGCGCTCATCTTCTATGCGTTGCTGCTCTGCCAGCTTTGCATTTTCAGCATCGATTAACGCCTGTTTGCGCGCTTGCTCTGCAATATCTTTTTCACGCTGGATCTGAGCTTGCTTTTCAGCTTCTCGTTGCGCTTCACGCTCTTTAGCTTCCAAATCCCACAGGCGATTAAGCTGCAACGCTTCTTCGTGGTCACGCTCGATTTGCTCTGCTAATTCTTTCTCAGCTTGGATGCGCTTTTCTTCCGCTAAGATTTTAGCGCGCTTATCATTCCATTCATCAATCAATGCAGTGAATGGGCTGTTTGCTTTTTCAAGGCGTGAGCGTATTTCTTTCGCCTCTTCTTCAACGCGCTTTTTGTAATCTTTGGCAAGGTCGATGCGTTTACGATCTAACTTTTTAAGTAAGTCATTGACGTATGAAGCTTGATCTTTGACAAACTTACGCTCTTCTTTGTTATCCATATCAACGTAAAGACCTTGATACTTTTCACCTTCTGCTTCAAGTTGAGCTAACTTATCATCAGTTGTTAGATCGTTGAATATAACCAATTTAAAATCTTCTTTCACTACACTCATTTTATCACTCTCCAGTTTTATTTAATCGCTGACCCCATTGGTAGCGCATTTTTTGATTTTGATCTTTAGCAGCTATAAAGCACGGCTTGCCATTGTAAAATTCGATGTACCACTTCCATTCTTTAATCCTTAAATTCCAAGTTGCTTTAGGTCTTTGCCCGCCTTTTTGAAACTCGTTTTCAAATAGCTTAACTTGAATCACGGGGTAGTCATAAAGCTCTCTACCAATACCCCAGTTAAAACAAGCTCGCTTAAATGAATCACTAGCAAGACCTTTCGCAGCATCTGCATTCGACTCAGTGCCAGTATCTTCCTTTG